TGCACCGGGAACGTATACTTTAATTGTATCCATCTTGGCTTTTGTTTTTAATCTATTGTTCTTTAAAGCTAACTCCAGATTAACTAATTTACCCTGAAGACTTGACATCTCAACAATCTTCACACGACCCAAGCTATCACATTCTAATAATGCTTCTATTGCAGAACTATCAGGTTCTACAGAAACTACAGTATCCTTTATATAGATACTGTCACGGATATACTCTGTAGTATGAGTTTTACACTCATTACAGATTCTGTCCCTCTGTTTTCTTGTAACAAAACAAGAAGTTAAGAGACTGCTTAATACAAATATTAATACTAAATTTTTCATTATCTTACTATTTCTTGCCAATCCATTGAAGCGTAAACACCTTCACCACCACTGGTGCTGGATGTTGCAACTTCTAACACATATTCATATGCCACAAAGGTTGGACTAATATTATATCTTTCAAATTGTAAATCAAATATTGAATTCTTCTGAAGATTAACTACAGGAGATCCTTGATTTGAAGAACTTAAATAACCACTTGCAATAACTTCACCACCAGATGATGCTGTTGGAGTAACGTTATATTCAACTACACTATCTGTTGATAATGTATTCCAAGATCCACCCGATGTAGAAGCCTTTCTTTTAAGCTGCCATTTATAGTACTTACTATTACCTAAACCAACTAATGAGATGTTTGATAGCACCGCAATAGCATCTGGTGTAACACTTCTTAATCTTAAAGCAACTGCAGGATAAAAGGTATTAACTGCAGCAAATGTTTTAAAAGAAGCAAGATCTAAACCAGCACTAAATTGAACACCTCTATGTTCATAACCACCCTCAGATATTACAGATGAACAAATTTGTTTCATCAATACATCTGTTGGTAAAGAAGCTAAAGTCTGAACTTCATAACGTACTGGCAATGAAGCAGTTGTCATATAAGTGCTAGTCACAATATTAGCATGATGGAATGTATGACACAAAATAAATGCACCGTCAATAACAAATCCCATTCTAACAGAGCCTACACCTAACCATTCAATATCCATCCACAAAATTTGGGCTTTTGTTGGATCAAGTGTAATACCTGAAGGTCCTGTTCCATCAAGCTTATCAGCATTCCAGTTTGCTTGAGATATAATTGTTTCTGCTACAACTCCCGAAATATTTGTTCTTTTTACAAAACTTAATACAGCATCATCATACTGTAAGTATAAACCATTTTGATCTCCATAGTAACCTACTTTTTGAATTAAGTTAGGTTCAGAAGCATTAAAAACAAAAGTGTTTAAAGCTAAAAGAGATTTACCTGGCTGATATGCAAATGTTCTTAAAGTCTCTGCTGTTATTGAACCGGTTCCACCCGCAGTAATTCTTAGATCATTGCAACCCTGAGAAGGATTATAAGCAACACTTGCCGTTCCTGCAATAGCATAAACAAAACTAGTATTCTTGCTGTACCTAGAATTAGAATCAAACAGTGTAAATGGTTCAGAAGTTCTTAGTCTACCAAAAGCATCTGTTGCTGTTGGAGAAAAAGAAAGTCCTTGAGTTGTTTGATTATTAATACTTGTATTAACATCAACAAGTTTCTTGAGCATTTCATAATGCCAAGTATACCATTCAGGATGCTGTCCGTATCCATCTAAATAAAATCTTCTTTTTGGATCTAACGCCATTACTTTTTAATTTTATCTTGTACTTTTTTTGGTAGATCTTTTAAATGAAATAAGTCAACACTTGATTTAGTGTGGGTCTTACCACTCATTAATTTACCTGAAGCATCCTTATGAGTATGCTTACCCTTATAAAGACTTCCATCTTTTTTATAATGAGGTACTCCTTTCATCTCTTTTTACCTTTATGTAAACCATGACTGGCAAATTGTTTACCGGCCCTAGTAGCTTCTCTCTTTTTAGCATTAGCTGCCGCTAATTTCTTTTTACCAGCAGCTGTGCTTTTTAATTTGGAAATTGTTGCAGACGGAGCATAAACTTCTCCTGTTTCACCAGAAGGTTTTCCAGATGGTGTTCTCCATTTTTGTTTGGTCCATCTGTCAAGACTCTGTTGAGACTTTGCTTTTGCCATTACTTGCTAAAGTTTTTAAGAACACTCATCTGTTCTTGTGCTAACTTTTTAACATCAGACATCATCTTAGTGTCCTTACGGATCTCATCTGCTCTCTTAAGAGTACTAAGTGCTGATTCAATTTCCCATTTTCTCATTTCATTTCTGTCAGGTCCTGAAATGGTTGAAGCAGCCTTCTTTGCAGGGGCCGCTTTTTTAACTGTTGTTTTGGTTGTTGTTTTTTTAAGTGCCATTACTTTTTGGTTTTGTAGCCACCACCATTAGCTTTGTACTCTTTGGCAAGCATTTGAGCTTTTCTAGCAGACCATTGTCCAGGATTACCTCCTTTAGATCCTGCTTTGATCTTCTCAAATAAACTTTTTCTCATACCTGGTTTGGTATAATTACCTGCTGCGTTTACTTTACTTTTAGTGGCCATGATTAATAACTAGTTAATTGTGCTCTCTTCCAAGTATTTGGAGCTACACAAATATAAATAAAATTTGAATCAACTTTAATATCTCCGGGTTCTCCAGGAGAACTTGAAGGTGTAACTGTACCTTCTGCAATCTTATTACAAGGTATATTAGCTACATCAGAAACCTTTGCCAGACGTACACTTTTATAAGGAACAGGTGAAGCAATTCCCAGCATATCTGGTTCTTCATGTACACCAACAACAAAAACGTCATTGGATTTAAGACCTTTGACGTATTGCTTTCTCTTTAGTAATAAAAGTATGTCTGTTAAGATATTCATTTCTTGTATCCGTTTACTCTTGATTGTGAAGATCCACCCATTTGCATCTTCTTAGGTTCTGAAACATAACCTCCCATTTTGTACTTCTGCTTTTTCATAGCACCACCGTACTTGTAGGTTGCTCTCATAGTGTCACCACCATTACGCATCTTGGTTACAAACTCTTCAGACATATCCATGGCACCGCCCATGGTCATTTTGTTGAGTAGTTTCTCACCACCCATTTTCTTGTAGCCCATTTTATTACGGACTTCAGTAGGTAGTTTACCTAATCCTTTGTTATCTGAAGGAATGTCTTTGAGCTCTGCTCCCATTCCATATTTTTTCATTTTTTTCATTTTAGTAAATATCTAAAGTTAAAGTTACAAATAATAAATAAACTCTCAAAGTTGAAATAGGTTCTTCTTCAGTGGGGGCTATTGTTTCCCATCCTAAAGCAAACCTATCATGAGGCCAATGAAAAGCTATTTCTAACATCCAGTCTCTCATAATTTATTTACCCTGTCCTCTATAAGGCTTTTTATAGAGCTTGCTATTTTTGTTCTTACTGGTTTTAGTCTTAGCCTGTACACCAGGTCTAGAAACTTTGGGCTTTGCTTTAAAAGTAGTTGCCCCCATTTGTGCTTTTGCCTTTGCCATTATTTCTTCATTTTACCAAGAGTGATTGCTAATCTTGCACGTTGTGCCGTTTTACCAGAACCTTTTGCTTTTTCTTTGAGCCAGTCCTTTTTAATTGTACCATCAGCTTTTACAGCACCGGCTTTCTTAGCAGTAGCTGTCAATGCTCCAGGTTTTTTAATAGCACCTTTGATCCAGTTCTTTTTAGTTGCCATTTTTCTTTCTTTTTGGTTTACCTTTCACAGCATCTACAACATCTTTGCTTTCTTGTACAACATCTTGTACAGCTTCTTTTACATCTTCCAATTCTTCTGCTGCTATTTCAGCTCTTCTTTTAACAGCTTTAGCAACAGCAATTGCCTTTTCATCTACAGTTGTTTTAGACCAGATCCAGTTCCAACCTTTTTGTAAAGAAAAAGTCCAGATAGCATAAAGAAATTTTTTAATCATTTTTTTAGTTTTATATATAACCAATATACAAAAATATACGCAAAGAATCAAATTAGATATTCTTGAGTCTTTCATTCTCTTTCTCTAAGAAACTTACTTTAACACGTAGCTCACTAACCTCTTTGGTCAAAGAAAGAATCTGATCTCTCATCTCATCTTTCTCTTCTGAGCTTTCTTGAAGGAGTTGCTCTAAGCGTTTAACTCTTTCTCTTAAATCATCTCTGAACATATTCTGATCATTTTTTTCATCTTGGGCATCTTTTGCCTTTAGTTTCATTTTAGTTTCATAGAACTTCCAAGCTCCAGCTGAAAATAAAACTGTAAACAAAGTTACAAGTACCGTGCTTATGTTATCTATTGCAGCCATTTCCGTATTTCAAATAATAATGGTTAGTTAATCTTCTTAAATTAAAAAAGGCACTAAGTGAAACTAGTACCCAACCCCAATGAGTTACATCACCAGGTAATTTTTTTATCAAAAAGTAGTATGTTATTACCACAATGGAGAAAAGGAAAACCCCTAATCCTAATGTTTTTCTTACTGCAACTGTGTGAGAACAAGCTCCTTTAATTGAAGCCAAACCTATAAGCACACTTGGAATTACTAACCATAAATTAAGACCGCACTCAATAGTGTGGATTATCGGGAAGAATATCATCCATATAAACCCCTGAGTAACTTCAGTAGGCTCTGAATCATAATACGTAAGTATTGTTCTTAATCTTGATACCATAATAAACAAACATAGGTTAACAGTAATCTGTCATATACTATAATATACAAATAAATTTTATCTTTTTCTAACTATAATTCATCAAATATTTTAAATTTGCAATCTTATGAGCATAGACAAAGTGGACTTCCACAATCAATTTTCATTCTCCTTCTTACCTACAGAGCCTCTGATAGGATTAAGGCTTATAAACTGCCACGTTTTGTGCAGCAATGATAGTTACAGTCCCGTCAGGGGTTTGGAACTAGGTCTGTTATTTTTCAAGTTTTCTTTCATAAAAGTTTTCTGGAAAGATTAGGTAGCTAGACTAAATTTTACTAAATTAGATGTACTAGCTGTGCACATCTTTTGGGATATAATGCACAGCTTTTTTTCTCTAACATTAATAATAACACACGCATGAAAGGAAACATTTTTGAACCTAGAGTAAACATTTTGCCCTATGAGTACCCTCAGTTATTAGCCTATAAGGATGCCATCAGGCACTCGTATTGGATTGACACTGAATATAATTTTACTACAGACATTGATGACTTTAGAGTCAAAGTGACTGATGAGGAGAGAGAAGTAATTAAAAGAACTATGTTGGCAATTGCACAGATTGAGGTTAATGTTAAAACCTTTTGGGCTGACATGTACAAAAGAATGCCTATTACAGAAATAGGTGATGTGGGTATGACGTTTGCTGAGTCTGAAGTAAGACATAAAGATGCCTATGCAAGACTGCTTAGAATCCTTGGCCTTGAAGAAGAGTTCAGAACTGTTATTGACATACCGGCTATTGGCAACAGAATCAAGTACCTAAAGAAGTACTTAGATGGTTCCCGCAGCAAAGACAATAAAATGTACACCAAGAGTGTGCTTCTATTCTCATTGTTTATTGAGCACGTTAGTCTGTTCAGCCAGTTTCTTATTATGATGTCCTTTAATAAGGAGAAGAATCTTTTTAAAGGTATCTCAAATGTGGTTGAGGCCACAAGTAAAGAAGAGGATATCCATGGCAACTTTGGCGTTGAGATCATTAATATCATCAAAGCTGAGAACCCTGAGTGGTTTGACCAAGAGTTTGAGGATTTAATTAACTCCGCCTGTGAGAAAGCTTATCTTGCAGAATGTGGTATCCTGGATTGGATCTTTGAGAAAGGTGAGCTAGGCTTCCTTCCAAAAGAGACCATCAAGAACTTCATCAAAAATAGATTTAACAACTCTCTTAGAAAGATTGGCATGCAAGCCTTATTTGAAGTGGATCTGGATCTTCTAGATCAGACACATTGGTTTGACGTAGAAATCACCGCAACCAAAGAGGGAGACTTCTTTTACAAAAAACAAATAGACTATAACAAAAAATCAAAAGCAATTACAGAAGATGATTTATTCTAAGTATTACTGGCTTAATGAAGAAAGCCGCAAGTTCCTTTCAAGAGGTTACATTAGTGAATCCCCAGAACAAAGAATCAAAGACATTGCTAGGACTGCTGAGAAATATCTCGGCATTCCCGGCTTTGCTCAGAAGTTTGAGGATTACATGGGTCGTGGTTACTATAGTTTGTCCACACCCGTATGGATTAACTTTGGTAAACAGAAAGGTTTGCCTATCAGCTGTTACGGAAGTAACGTAGATGATAACCTTGACAGCATCTTGAATGCAGGTCGTGAAATAGGTATGATGTCAAAGTATGGTGGAGGGACAAGCGTATTCTTGGGTAATATCAGAGCCCGTGGTACTGAAATCTCAACAGGAGGGACTGCTGATGGTCCTGTACACTATGCAAGAATCTATGACACTGTCGTAGATGTATGTAAACAATCTGAGGCAAGACGTGGTGCATGTGCAGCGTACTTACCGGTAGAACATCCAGACATTCTTGAGTTCCTAGATATTGGAACTGAGGGTAACTTAATTCAGAATCTTCAGTATGGTATCACAGTTGGTGATGCCTGGTTGGAAGAAATGAAAGCCGGAGATCCTGAGAAGCGTAAAGTATGGGCCAAGATCATTCAAAGAAGAAATGAATTTGGGTTCCCTTACATCATGTTCAAAGACAACTCTAATAACAACTCCCCCTATAAAGAATTGGGTCTGGAGATTACGGCATCTAATCTATGCTCTGAAATTCAACTTCCTACAGACAGTTTTAATTCTTTTGTGTGTTGTCTAGGTTCTTTGAATCTATTGCACTGGGATGAGATTGAAAAGACTGATGCCATTGAAACTTATACATTGTTCTTGAATGCTGTTATAGATGAGTTCATTACTAAAGCTGCCACCCTTCCCGGTATGGCACGTGCTCATAGATTTGCTAAAGACCATAGAGCAATTGGTCTTGGTGTTTTGGGATATCATTCGTACCTTCAATCTAAGCTAATTGAGTTTGAATCTATGGAAGCTAAGTTTGCTAACATATCAATCTTTAAAACAATCAAAGATAAATCTGATGCAACATCTAAAATGTTGTGTGAGACTAAAGGGATTACCTCAATTAGACCGGGATATGCTAACGCAACCCTGGTTGCAATAGCTCCTACTAAATCAAGTTCATTTATTCATGGTCAAGTATCAATGGGTATTGAACCTATCAAATCAAACTACTTCATAAAGGATCTTGCTAAAACTAAAACAGTATACAAGAATCCTTTCTTGGAACTAGAACTTGAGAAGTATGGACTAAATACACCTGATACTTGGGAAAGTATCTTAAAGAAAGATGGTTCAGTTCAGCACTTAGATTTTCCAACTAAAGCTGTATTTAAATCTTTCATTGAACTTAGTCCTAAAGAGATCATTATTCAAGCTGCCGCAAGACAGAAATATATTGATCAATCACAGTCATTAAACTTAATGATTCACCCCAGTGTCCCAGCAAAAGACATTAATCAATTATATTTGTTTGCTCATGAGCAAGGTGTTAAAACTCTGTACTATCAGTTTAGTATGAGCAGTGCACAGGCATTTGCAAGGAATATACTAGAATGTGCAAGCTGTGAAGGATAAACAAGAGGGGAAGGTAACTTCCCCTTTTTTTTATATTAAAAATTTGTAATATGAAAAACAGAATATTGTCACACATGTTTACTATTGACTTGTATGAAACCACCATTGTTCTTTTAATAGGTGATTCCATTGAGATAATAAACAAACATGTCAATGACAATATCACAAAAGTAGATCTACTAGATACTGAAGGTTGTGTATTTGAGAACCACCTTGAAGGTCGTTTCCAATATTATATTGTTCTTGTTAAAAGCAAGCTTACTCACAATCTAATAGCCCATGAAGTATTTCATCTTAGTTCAAGTATACTCAGAACTATTAACATAACAGATGAAGAAGCTACTGCTTGGGTAATTGGTTATATAACAGAACTGTTATATGACTTTCTTAAAAGCAAACAAATTATTATAGAGTAATTGTACAGGGGTCCGGGGCTCCAACCCGCTTGGCTTGTCTCTCCCCCTTTACAATTTACTTAATATAGAAGTTAGTCAGGTTAAGGAACTCATGATACTTCTTAATGGAATACAATATAGGTACAACATCAGCCCAGTTTTTGTAAAGCTTAAGTTCACCTTTTCTTGTACCTCTCTGATATACATAGTCAGAATCAGCATAGAAATCATCTTGTCCTTCAATTACATATGCAAGCGGTGTCATAACAGATAATGATAAAGCCTCACCAAATTCTCCAAGAGTTCTTGTAGATGCAATAGGAGACTTAAACATTTGATAGATTTGCTGTGCACCTAGTGGTGTGAATAGAATAAGTTCTTTATAAGTTCTATCAGCCTGATATCTCAGGAAGTTTTCCATTTTCTTTTCATATTCTGTATCATCATCATCATCACTAAACATTGCAGCAAGAATACCATTAAGAGCAACTGTAACCATGATGATTCCAATTTCACCCAATACTCTATAAGTACTGAATAGTTTATCTCGGGCTCTTTGATCTCTTTGAGAACCATCTCCAGTATATCCATATTCTTCCAAGAATTGCTCAGTGTGTTTACCATACTCAAATTGAAAACTAGCAAGCTTTTTACTACTAAATGCTAAGAATTTCCAAAAGGCTCTGTATCTACCTTCCATCCATCCCAAGTTCTCATCAAAGTATTCTCTACGGAATCTTGCTTTGATTGCAGGTGCAACCCACTTGTGGAACTGTGCAGCAAGTCTACCAACAGCATATGATTGAATAACCATTCTATCATCTTTAGCATAGTTACCATGGATCTGTTTATTTACCTCACGGATCTTATTTCTAAGTTCGTATCTAAAGTCATCTGTAAACTTCTTCTCCTTAATTACTTTAGGCTTTCCATCTTCATCAACATTCTTCCTATCAAGGGTCACAATAGTATCATAACCGTCTTTTAGTTTTGCTTGCTTTGTTTCTGAATCAAACTCATAAGCATCATACAAAGATATCATATCACCTGTAGCTTTATTCATAACTAAGGTATCCATAAGAATAGCCATACCAATCTTAGTCTGAACATTGTATTCAGCTGCATCTTGTAATACATAACCTAAATCAGCAAACATTCTAAAGTAAGATTTACTAATAGGCTCTGGACCATACTGAGTTTCTCTCACTTCAGCTTTAGAGTCCATCATTCTAAATAGATCAACCAATGCTTCATACTTACTAGAAGCTTCTTCAGGATCATAGTCTGCTTTATTAAACGGTTTCTTAGCAACAGACCCAAGCCTTGTTACAAGATCTGGTAAAGCTCTTTTATTAAATTCAAACTCAGCTCTGGCATATGCTTTTCCTGAGAAGAATCTTTGACCTAATGCTTCAATAGAGTTGTTGATTCTACCTAATGCATAGTTGTTAAAGTTACCAAATG